AATAGAAAGGTATATTATGGTTGAAAGAGAAGAGAATATCGTACAATCATGGACAAGTTTTGAAGAATTAGGTGCTGGCATATATGTTTATAGAGATGTTATACCAGAATCTTTAGATGTGATTAATAGAATGGAATCAGTTTTAGGTCGTAGAAACGGATACAACTGGATTCAAGCAAGAGTAGGCTATAACCAAGTCATGAAAGATTATCGTGACTGTGTAGACTTTAAATATAAAAAAGAAGATCTAGTAAATGATGGATCGGAAGATTATAAAGAATTGGCTAAGATCTGGCAACAATTATATGATAGAAAATTTGCTGCTGTAGAACATTATCGTTCTGTTTTTAGACTTCCAGAACTTAGGTATTGGGAAGCAATGAACTTCATTAGGTATGGTGAAGGACAGCACTTTATGGAACACCATGATCATGGGTTCTCATACAATTGTGTTGTATCACTAGTTGCCTATTTAAATGACAATTACGATGGTGGAGAGTTGTCTTTTAGACTACAAAATTTAAAAGTAAAACCTAAAGCGGGAGATCTTTATGTATTTCCTTCAAACTATATGTACCCTCACGTTGCAGAAAAAGTAACATCTGGAATTAAATACTCAGTAGTTACAATGCTTGACTATAGTGCAAAGTTTCATAGCAAACAATTTTATTCAGAAACAGGTGACTAGTAGTGATTGAAATTGAGGCACACTGTAATCGTAATGCTATCAATATCAAGCAAACAAGATTAAAAAGAGACTGGATGGATAGCACGTGGCAAGCACATGCGTATAGATGCTTTCCAGTTCAACTAGGAAATACTATAGGTTATGAACTATCTTTGCCAGAGGATTTAACTTTTACTTGGAATGGAGTGGAAAATGAGTCAGAAAGAAATGTTCAAATTCTCAATGGTGCAAAGTATGCATATACAGGTAGAGGTCACGCAACAATAAGTATTAAAACTGGAATAACATTTAAAACTCCTGAAAATATGAGCATAATGCAAATGCCAGTCCCAAACTGGTTTCATAAAGATTTTATATCATTTACAACTGTAATTAGTACATCGTGGTATTGGCAAGAACTTCCTTGTGCTGTAAGAATATTAACACCTCATAAAGAAATAACTATTAAAAAAGATGAACCTTTTGCTACACTAGTTCCAGTATCATTAAGTACTATGTCAGAAACAAAACTTATATTAAAAGAATATCAACATTGGCAAAGAGATGTTGAATATAATAGAGAAAAGATGAAAGCGTTTGAAGAAATAAGAAAACAAAATAAATGGACAGATTGGTATAGAAACGCTGTAGACCATACTGGGGAGTCTTTAGGAAAACACGAAGTAAAAAATCTAAAACTGGAAATTGAGGATGAGAGGCCTAATTATGGAAACTCAAAAGGCTAAATTCGTAACAAATAGATTTTGGTTAACTGCTAAAAGTCCATCTAAGCCAGTTCCTGCAAGTAAAACTCTTCCAGAATGGTATTCTAAAGGAGATAGATTTTTTAAAGATCCTAGTACTCAAGAGTATGTAAAACAAGAAGATGGTGGGAAAATACCTACCTGGAAAGCATGTCACTCTTTTATGGATAGCATGATTAGTGGATATATGCTTTTAACTCCTTGTGATATTCATTTTTTTATTAATGACAAGGGTGATATAGATTCAAGGATTGACGATAAAAAGAATAATAGTTTTTGTACTACCCGCAGTCCTATGCCTCAATTTCACCATCCAGCAGGATATTACAAAACACATTTTTCATGGCTTATAGACTGGGGTATAGTATTGCCTGAAGGATATAGTGCTTTATATTTAACTCCTATGAATAGATTTGATTTACCGTTCATAAATACAACTGGAATTATAGATAATGATAAAGTACACATATCTGGAAATCTACCATTCTTTTTGTTAGAAGGTTGGACTGGAACTATTCCTGCAGGCACACCATTTTGTCAAGTATTTCCTTTTAAGAGAGAAAACTGGGAATCTGAGATTGTAGTTGAAGATCCCAGAATACTTCCTAAAAAGAATCATGAGAATAGTTTAAAATATAGAATACCTGATGGCGGAGTATATAAGGATATAGATTGGGAAAGAAGGTTATACCAGTAGTCCTATGGTAGAATAAAAATATGGAACAAGAATATTCAAATGTAACAAGAGACAGTAGATACTCAATAACTCCTTCTGGTTTCTTTGGCAACTCTGCTGATATGATTCAGGCTAGAGAAGATTTCATGACTAAAGAAGAATTAGAAGTTTTATCTAATTTTGCTAGAAATATAACAGTTTGGGATGTAAGTGAAACTCATTATAACGAAGATGGAACAATCATATATGATTCAGACTATTGGAAAGATAGAGTTGCAAACTACAATACAATTATGAAACAAGAACCTACTGGAAAAATCGTAGGTATGATTAATGAATTAGTTGCAAGACTAAAAATAGAAGTAGATGATTTCTTTAAAGTTTATGCTATGCCTACCAATCCTGCAATGGTTAGATGGCTTCCAGGTCAATTACAAATGCCTCATGCAGATAAAGAACTACATGAAGGAGACAATGCTGGACTACCTAATGATTTTCCATATTATGATCTTGCAGGATTATTTTATTTAAATGATGATTATGAGGGTGGAGAATTATATTTTCCTCAACATAATATAGAGTTTAAACCTAAAGCAGGTGCAGCATATTTTTTTCCAGGAGATAGAAACTATCTTCACGGAGTAAAAGCAATTAAAAGTGGAATAAGATATACTATTCCATTCTTTTGGACAATTACAAAACATTTAGAAAGGTAAAATATGTATACAAAAGACGATTTGCAATACTATAAACATGACATTGCCTCAGCAAATGATTTTGTCACGCCAGAACAAGCAAAGGCTATGATTAAATATTTTGAGTCTCAGGCTAAAATTTGGGGTCCTATTGCTTTCTATGGATCTATGGGTATGGGTTTAGCACCACATGACGAAAGACTTATTGAATTAGGGCTAGAACCTAAATATTTTGAAAATTTAAGAAATAGGTTTAAAGAAACAGTTGAAATGTTTTTTGGTAGAGAGTTAAGACCTAATACTTCTCATGCTCAAAAATGGGACGTTGGAGGTTTTGCAGCACCACATTCTGATAATTCAGATCATGAAGGCAATCCAAATGCTTTTGAAATAAATAAATATGTTGGAATCTTATATCTAAATAATGATTACGAAGGTGGAGAACTATATTTCCCACAACATGGTATTACATTTAAGCCTAAATTAGGACAATATATAATGTTTCCTGGAGGTCATGAAAATATTCATGGTGTAACAGAAATAACAAAGGGTACTAGATATACTATGGTATCTTTTTGGGATTATGCAGAAATAGAATATGATCAAGAAACAAAAGATCGCTGGGAAGAAGAAATTAAAGAAACTAGAAGAATGCAAGAATTACAAAGGGAAGAGTGGTCTAAGGGCAATAAGCATGCTTGATTATACACAATATGATCAAATACACCACTATCAAAACTTACTTCCTTCAGCAGAAATGTTGATAGATTTAATTGAAGATACAGAATTAATAATTAATGATAATACTCCTATGACTAAATGGAAGTTGTTTAGTACCAAGCCTCATGAAAATGATGCAGAACCGTATACCTTTCAAACATACGAATACGTTAAAACTAAGGTGTTTAAGGAAGATATAACTAAAGATAAATCTAAATTAGTTTATTCTATTTATAAAAAACTATTAGAGCCTATAGAAAAAGCGGTTGGACACTATGCAAGCACTTATGGGCTAAAAGTGGCTAATTTTACCGATTTTTCGATAAATAAAGCATATCCTGGAAAACATACTGGTCCTCATGTTGACTCACATGGTCTTGAAAAATCACCTAAATTAACAACAATACTATTTCTTAATAATAAATTTGAGGGTGGAGAAATGCTTTTTAGACATCAAAAAGTAATGATAAATCCTATTCCAGGTAGTATTTTGGTATATCCTTCTGTAGAGCCATACTATCATCAACCTAACCAAATTAAGAATGGTGTAAAATATACTGCAAGTATGTATTGGTACACAAATGATAAAAATAACTAAACACGATAAAATACATTTTTACGAGGGTGTTATTGAAAACCCTTATGAACTTATTGAATTAATTGAAAATACAGATACTTATTTAAATGAAACTACCTCGATAACTAAGTGGAAGAAATGGGAAGCCAGTGACGCATCTTATGAGTTCGGGTATCAAAAGTTTATAAATCAATCAATTATAGATGAAATAGATCCATTCTTAATATCTATAAATAAACAAATTAGAGAAGCAATATTAAATGCTTCCAAAGAATATTCTTCTGAATATGGTATTGATATTGGATATTTAACTCCTATATCTATTAGTAAATATTCAACTGGAAAACAAATGGGTCCTCATGTGGACTCATATGGAGATGATAGATCTCCTGTATTATCTGTAGTTTTATATTTGAATGATAACTATGAAGGTGGAGATTTATATTTTAAAGAACAGAATATATCTATTAAGCCTACCGCAGGAAGTATTGCAGTATTTCCTTCAGTAGAACCATACTTCCATCAGTCAAATATAGTAACTAGGGGCATAAAATATATGTCGCCTGGGTTCTGGTATAAATAATTGACATTGTCTTTACAACAGTGTACAATTATCTATACATGTTCTAAAGGAGGACATAATGGAATCAGTACTAAACAAGAAGGTTCTTGGTTCAGCATTGAACGCCTTCATCATTGCACTAGTAACACAATTCGTTGCTACTGGTGCTGACCTAACTGGCTTAACTGGAGATGCTTTAGGTACAATCCTAAACTCAGCAGTTTCTGCAGCAGTTTGGGTTCTTATTCGTGCAGTCAATCCAAAAGATAAGAAATTTGGAATTGGTGCAGAACCATCAGACGATCGCCGTGATGCAATCGCTGCTTCTCGTGAAGGTAAAAAACCTGCCTCTAAGAAGAAATAACAACTGAATATTTGAGGGGGTAGAAAAAACTATCCCCTCTTTTTAATGAAAGAATAATATGGCAAAACCAACTATCTGTTTTTTAACCTACGACTGGTCATGGGGAACTAAACCTTTGCAACCAAATGGTTGTGCTTGGTATAGATGTTTCTTACCTATGCAGCAATTAAAAGAACATGAATGGGAAGTTGGTATGGGTTTTCCTGCTTTTACACCAGAACACGGATTCGGATTATTAATTCCAGATAAAAAAGCAATTCATGGTTGGGACATAGTAGTACTAAAATTAATGATGTTAGAAAATTTAATTGATCAAATTCCTAAAGCACAAGCACTAGGTCAAAAAATTGTTATTGATATTGATGATCATCACGCAGGTTTAGAACCTACCAATATGGCTTATACGGCTACAGATCCTAAAACAAATCCTAAAAATAACAGAGAGCACTATTTTAGGGGTATGGATATGGCTGATGCTCTCATTACCTCAACACCATTCTTAAGAGATTTTTATAAAAATAAATACCCTAATAAACCAATTTATATGGTTAGAAATGCTTTAGACTTTCAACATTTTCATATGAGAAAAGACAAGTCTGATAAATGGCCTGTAGTAGGTTGGGTAGGTGCAACACCTTGGCGTTCTGGAGATTTGGAAACTTTAAATCCATTTGTCGGTGAGTTTATTGAAAAGAATGATTTAAGATTCCATCACTCTGGTCATATAATTAATGCTCCAACAGTTCAAGAGCAAATGAATATACCTGCTAAAAGATTTTCAAGCGAGGGTATGCAACCAATCCTATCTTACGAAAAAATGTTTAGAAGAATAGATATTGGCATAGTTCCATTAAGACATGTTGAATTTAACCTTGCTAAATCTTTTATTAAAGGCTTAGAGTATGCTGCTGCTGGAGTACCATTTATAGCAGAAAATATAGAAGAATATAAATTTTTATATGAAGAATATGGTATTGGAAGAGTAGCAAATACTCCTGAACAATGGTTATCTCATTTAGAAGAATTAAAAAATCCTAAAGTAAGAAATATAGAAAGGCAAAACAACTATAAACTAGTTAAAGAATTCCATTCAATACAAGTAAGAGGTGCTGAATGGGATAAAGTTTATAGAGAAATTAGAGAACTTTAATACCAGCCTTTATACTGTCTAAATTCCCAAGCCTTGCAACCATCACCATAAACTAAATTAACATATTTGATCATTGCGTCAATTTGAGCATATGGGTCTTTTGTCTTTTTTGCATCAACAATTTCCCAAGTACTATTTAAGAATTGACCAAGTCCAAAAGCAGTTGATTTATGGTTGTCTGCAAGAGGATTCCATTTAGATTCTCTATCGATTATATTAAAATAACATTCTAATTCATTTTTTGGAACATTATCTTTGACATACTGTTGATAAGCCAAAATAGCCTTCTGAGACGATGGATCTGTGAATTGTGCTCTTGACCTACTAGCAATCACAGAATTACTCTCACGAGCCTCTAGAAGCCCCTTTAAAGGACTGTAGGTGGCCTGTCCTTGAGAGACAGCCACCAAAGGCTCTGCAGTGTATTCAGGTTTTATTCGATCAACGTAATTTGAGTACGTTCCAGTAAAGATAAATGCTAATGTTGCTAATACTACACTCTTCATAAGTTACCTCCTTGAAGAAGTATTTTTAGTGACCATACTAGTATAACCCTTGAATTACCTCAAAGTCAATATATTTAATAAAAGTGATATATAACACATATTTGTAATATCTACATATTTATAATATTTATATATATTATATATAGGGGGTTCCCCCCAGGGGACTTATTTATTGTAGCCTTCTTTTACGAATTTGTCAATACCCTGTAAAATAAAATCTTTTGCAACGTGATTTAAAGTAAATTTTGTCTTACAAGAGATGCAAAAAAAATATATTTGATCATCTTCGTCAAGTTTTGTCGTAACAATATCTGTAGGATCAATTGGACAAACTATGACATTGTGAATTAGTTCACGTTCTACCAAGTTATTATAGTAATGTATCTGTGCTGGCGATAACATTGTTGACCTTCCTCATAAATTAGTGTAGAATACTATTATCTCACAAAAATCACAAAACCAGGAGTTGGACGAAGTCATGTCATTTATTAATGAAAACGGATCAATAACAGATCCATACAAAAATTTTATACATATCTCAAGGTATGCAAGATGGATACCAGAACAAAATCGTAGAGAAACTTGGGTAGAAACCGTAAGTAGATTTATGAATTTTATGAAAGACCATTTGGTACTAAATTATGGTTATAGCCCAAATGCAAAAATATTTGATGAAGTAAAAGATGCAATTTTAAATCATAAGGTAATGCCTTCAATGAGAGCATTGATGACAGCAGGACCTGCTTTAGAACGTGATCATATTGCAGCATATAACTGTTCATTCATTGCAGTGGATAGCCCACGTGCGTTTGATGAAGCAATGTATATTCTAATGAACGGTACTGGGGTAGGCTTTTCAGTAGAATCAAAATATGTAGATCAATTACCAGTTATATCAGAATCATTTAATCAAACAGAAACAACTATTGTTGTAGAAGATTCTAAACTTGGATGGGCTAAAGCATTAAAAGAGTTAATCGCTTTGTTATATCAAGGACAAATTCCAAATTGGGATATGTCAAAAGTTAGACCAGCAGGTGCAAGACTTAAAACATTTGGTGGACGTGCATCTGGTCCTGGACCACTAAATGCTCTATTTGTATTTGTAGTAGATACATTTAGAAATGCTGCAGGTCGTAAATTAAAATCAGTTGAAGCACATGACATAATGTGTAAAGTTGGAGAAGTAGTTGTTGTTGGTGGAGTACGCAGAAGTGCTCTTATCAGTTTATCTAACTTAGATGATTTTGAAATGGCAAAAGCAAAAAGTGGATCATGGTGGGAACAAAATGGTCAACGTGCTTTGGCAAACAACTCTGCTGTTTACCATGCTAAACCAAGCGTTGCACAGTTCCTCCGTGAATGGAGAAATTTATATGAATCTAAATCTGGAGAACGTGGCATTTACAACATGGACTCTGTTCGCAAACATGTTGAATCATTTGGTCGTAGAGATGCTTCACTTGTTGCAGGTACAAATCCTTGTGGAGAAATTATTTTACGTCCTAATGAATTTTGTAATTTAACAGAAGTAGTAATTAGTGCAGAAGATACAAGAGAAGAATTATTAGATAAAGTTAGATTAGCAACTATATTAGGAACGTGGCAATCTACTTTAACAGATTTTAAATATATTAGAAAATCATGGAGAGATAACTGTGAAGAAGAAAGATTACTAGGAGTTTCTTTAACAGGTATCTACGGAAATAAAATTACATCAACTCCTGGAAAACCATTAGAGCAATTATTGAGTGACATGAGAACAGAAGCAGTAAGAGTAAATGAACATGAAGCAAAGAAATTAAATATTAATCCTTCTGCTTCAATTACTTGCGTCAAACCTTCTGGAACAGTAAGTCAACTAGTCGGAGTATCAAGTGGAATACATCCATGGTATTCAGAATATTATTTAAGAAGTGTTAGAGGTTCAAATAATGATCCATTAACACAATTTTTAAAAGATTCTGGAGTACCAAATGAACCAGATGTTATGAAACCAGATCAAACAACTGTTTTCTATTTTCCACAAAAGGCTCCAAAAAATGCAACAATAACAAAAGATCTAACTGCTATTGATCATTTAGAAATGTGGAAATCATATAGAACATATTGGACAGAACATAATCCAAGTGTTACTGTAAATGTTCATGAAGATGAATGGTTGAGAGTAGGTGCTTGGGTATTTGACAATTTTGATTCTATCGGAGGCGTATCATTTTTACCAGCAAGCGAACATACATACAAGCAAGCCCCTTATCAAGAAATTACAAAAGAGCAATATGAAGAATGGCTAAAAAAGATGCCTTCAGATATACAGTGGGAAATGTTGTCTTTCTACGAAAAAGAAGATGGAACCACAGGTACGCAAGAACTTTCATGCGTTGCAGGGGAATGCGAGATAGTAGATATAACTAAATAGCAACGTGCTAAAATAGAATAGAGGTTGCTATGTCTCATAATATATCTAACACTTATGCTGCTCGAATTTTTGCAGAGCATCCTCTAGCACTATGGAGTCTTGATGATGAACTATATTTTATATCATTACTAAGTTCCTCTCAATTAGATCCATCAAACTGGGTTATTGAAGATGCTAGAGCAGAATGGCTTGCAGTAGAAGAATACTTTACGCCACAAAACCTTCCAGTAAAAACAAGCCAAAGTGGCGTTTTATCTAAAACCACAGCCGCCAGTGTTTCTTATGCACAAATACATTCTGCGTCAATACAATATTCAAGTTTGGACCCAAGCAAAGATACAATATGTATATCATCTTTTGTATGGGAATACGGTTCTTCAGTAGATTATTATGAGATAGGCTTTTTATATTCAAATGGAACTAGAGATAGTGTTATAGCCCAGTCACTAGGAAACGGACCTTGGCAAAAAATAGAATATACATCTCAAATACCTAGCGGCATCACAAGCATAATGCCTTTTGTGAGAGTGTATTATGCTGATGCTGCTCCAGGTGAAGACGTAATGTTTAACTCTTTAACAGTTGGACAATGGTCAGAAGAATATTTATTGGATTCCCAAGGATCTATTCCAGAAAACCTAGGTGATTTATTTTTTAAAGTTTACTTACCAAATACAAGTTATCAAGTAATACCTTTAGATGCATATGGCTTTAGTGAACAAGATACTGGGTATGCAATAGTTGATAATAAAAAATTATTAGCAAGAAATGTAAACTTACCTATGGTATACGGTGCAGCAAATCTTACACAAATAAAAAGTCCAGTAACTACAAATATGCCATCACTTATTTTTCCAGGAAAAGGATTTTTAAATCAAAATGGTCAATATGCAGAAATGACAGCAGAATTTTGGTTAAGGGTAAATCCTAATAGTTTTGTTAAAACTAGAATATTTGGACCAATTGCATCTAATGATGGACTATATGTTGATAATGAATTTTTAACTTTACAAATAGGAAACTACTCTAAATCATATTTTGTGGGTAAATGGTTTAGACCAATGTTAATAGATATTAGATATACTCAAAACTTAGCACACTTATTAATTAATGGAGATGTTGTTATAGAAATGAATATAGATACATCTTCTATTACATTTCCAGCAGTAAATACAGACTGGTTAGGATTCTATGGAAATGAAAATCTTAATCCATTTGATATAGATGCACTAGCAATTTATCCTTATGTAGTTCCAGATCAAGTTGCTAAAAGAAGATTTATATATGGTCAAGGAGTAGTTGCACCAGAAACAGTAGTTAATAACTTTAGTGGTCAATCTTTATTTATAGATTTTCCTTTTGCAAACTACTCATCAACAATAAATTATCCAGACATGAACCCTTGGAATTCTGGTTACTTTAACAATCTAGAAGCAAACTCTAGGTATTTAACATTTAAACAATACTCAGAACCTTCATTTAGATTCGTTGGACAATTTGGAACATTTACAGGGCCAATAGATATTAGAGACTGGGATGAATTTCAACAGAGAATTTGGTTGGAATGGTTGTCTTATACATGGCAAGGTGTACAAAACACAACTACTGGAGATATACTTTCTGATAACTTTATTAATCAAGTTTCAGGATCACCAGCATTTTTAGAGATGAGACCAACAACGGCATATGATGAAATAAATGGGTCTATAGAATTTGAAAATATAAATCCTATGACAGATAGGCTTTCTTCAATATATGGCGTGTTTCAAGCCCCTCCAGTTTTAACATCTACCCCACAAATACTTATGTATCTTTATAATTCTATAAATTCAAATATATTTAAAGTTCAATTAAATAATGAAGGCTTAAAATATTTATATAACGATATATTGATACATCAAGAAACAGTTTCAGCAAGTTCTAATTTTGTTGCAGGATTTGATATAGATAAACTTACACAATATAATCCTAATACTATAGGTAACTTTTTTGCTAATCCTCAAAATATATCTATGAGTTTAATGGGGTATGGAAGTTCAACATTTTTAGGAAAACTCTTTAGTATAAGTTTTGATAATAGTTTTTATACACATAAAGATATAGAATCAAAATTCTCACAGGATGGAATAGTTACAAATGTGGTTAGTGAAAATGCATTTGACTATATAGGTAACTATACTATTAAACCAATAAAGGATGATAACTCACTAACCTTAGCAGTTTGTTCATCTGGCTATTGGGAAGATTCTCTTCCATTATCTTATTTTGGAAAACAGGTAAAAGACTCAAGTGGATTAGACTATTATGATCTAGATATGATTCAGTTTAACTTAGAATACCCATTTCCAATATTTACAAACCCATCGGCCAGTACAGGATTTTTAGATGATGTTAATGTTAAAGCATATATTACTTTACAAGACGTAGAAACAGTAGGAAAAGTTGCATACTCAACTTATACAGATGTTGTTCAGTTAGACTCTACCAGAGTTTTAGACTTTGACAATACTGCAGATGTTATAGAAACTAAATTTGAAGTTACAGATGGAACAATTATATTTCCTCCAAAAGAACTTGTAAATTTTGAGGATTACTATATTACAATACACCTGGAGGTTCAGGGTATAGATGTAAATAATAAACCAGTACAAATAAAGAAAATGTCTTTATCTTCTGTAGCACAAGATCAAAAAGATTTTTTTGCTATTAATACAAAAACTGGAAATAAGATATATCCAATAACAAGATACGATAAGACATATTCATATAAAGATAAAAATCCATTTAGGATTTATACAGAATCAACCCCATATCTATACTTAACTGGAGATTCTGGTATATCAATTCTTCCATATGATTCTACTGCAACTAGAGGATTTTCAATTCCATTAAACCCAAATAAAGTTCCTACCTACTATTTAGGCGGGGTACAATTCTGGGGTATGTACAATAAAGATTCATCAATTAATCAAGTAGAAAAGATAGGAAGAATATCAACCCCAGATAGAATATTTGATTTATACTTAGATCCAATAGACAATGGCAAAAGAGCCTTGTTAAAGGCATTTGATGCCGAAACTGGACTTGTTGCAGACATAGTTAATGTTATTAATGATGACATAGTATTTTACCAAGACGGAAGTAGAATAAAGTACCCAGTTATAGAACCGTTAAAATGGACAAGCATAGTGATATCTGTGGGTGCTCAAATATTACTAAACTCAGTATCTGGTCAATTAGAGTTATACGAGGGATTTTTATATAACAATATTGCATCATTTCAAAAAACATCTCAACTATTTGGTCAGTCTATAGACGCAAGAATATGGCAAGAAGTTAGAAGAGCAGAAATTATAGTTGATGGAGAAATATTAACTTTTGATTATGAATGGACAGACTGGACTCCTTATGATTGGTACGGTGTTTATGCTCCAAGTACAACTCCAGTATCCTTTAATCTTAACGGAAGTGACGTTATTAAGTCATATTTAGGCACTTCTAGTATAGTTTGTGACGATCAATCTATAATTAATATTAATTCTGAAGGCGTAGATTTAATTTCTAACGTTGTTTGGAACACAACATTTGTCAAACCAGTATAATATGGTATACTTGTGTACATGAATCCAAAAAAATTAAAGAATAATGGTAAACCAAAACTAACTGTAATAGAAAAAAAGTCAGATTGGGGTATATATGTATGGTTATGTGACTACGATAGCAAACCATTTGGAGACGGAAATGGCAATATTATGAATATACCTGGACGTCCATATGATCTAGAAAAGATGGCAAAAATCAGACAAGCAGCCCAACACTATAATGCACCTCCAGGAAAAGTTCACTTTATGGCGGGAGTTAATAGAGTTACTGACGAAGAACATAAAAATCAAGTAGATAGAATGAAGGAAGGGCTTATCCCTTCAGAAACAGATATTGGTGCATGGATGTTAGCACAAGAAGGAATGAAAAAACATGGAAGATAATGAGTCAATTGCACGTATAGATAATTTAGACAAGGTAGAGAAAAAAGAAAAATTAGACATATTCTCTACAAGTGTTGAATTAGTAAAGTCATATGATGGACTAAGTCATAACTTCAAAAGAAGAATTGCTAGAAACCTAAATAAAGCCTTTACTGGAGTAGATGATACAAAGTCAAAACAGTTATTTCCAGAGCAAGATATGGTTACGGCCTACGGCTTATTTGACGTTGTTTTGCCACCATATAACTTAGATGAACTTGCATACTTTTATGAAAACTCATACGCAAACCATGCCGCTATATCAGCAAAGGTCTCTAACATAGTTGGATTAGGATATGGTTTTGAAATAACAGATTCAGTATTAGCAAGACTAGAAGAGGCACCAAATGAAGATTCTTTAATGAGGGCTCAAAGAAAAATTCAAAGGGCAAAAGCACAACTGGCTGACTGGCTAGAAAGTTTAAATGATGAAGATACATTTACACATATTTTAGAAAAGGCATATACAGATGCTGAAACTACTGGAAATGGATATATCGAAGTTGGAAGAAAAATAAATGGTGAGATAGGTTACATAGGTCATATTCCAGCAACAACTATTCGTGTACGCCGTATGCGTGATGGATATATTCAAATAGTAAACCAAAGGGTTGTGTATTTTAGAAATTTTCAAGGTACAAATCAAAATCCAGTTACTAATGATCCAAGACCAAATGAACTAATTCACATTAAAAAGTATTCTCCAAAAAACTCATACTATGGTGTTCCAGATACAGTTTCTGCTGCAACATCAATGGTTGGTAACGAATTAGCAGCAAAATATAATGTTGATTATTTTGAAAATAAAGCAGTTCCAAGATATATTGCCTTAGTTAAAGGAGCAAAACTCAGTGCAGAAGCAGAAGATAAGTTCTTTAGATTCATGCAATCTGGACTACGTGGCCAAAACCATAGAACTTTATACATCCCTCTCCCTGGAGATGGACCAGATAATAAAGTAGAATTTAAGTTAGAGCCAATTGAAAATGGTATTCAAGATGGATCATTTGAAAAATATCGTAGATCAAATCGTGATGATATTTTGATGGCACATCAAGTTCCATATTCTAAGGTAGGTGGTGGTGCTGGAGTTTCTATAGCATCAGCACTTGTAGCAGATAGAACATTCAAGGAGCAGGTTGCTAGACCAGCACAAAGAAACCTAGAAAAGACTATCAATAAAATTGTTAAAGAAAAAACAGACATGTTACTTCTTAAATTTAACGAGTTAACCTTGACGGATGAACAGACCCAAAGCCAGATTGACGAAAGATATCTTCGCATGCAGGTTCTTGTTCCAAACGAGGTTCGTGAAAGATTGGGATACCCAGCAAGACCAGGAGGAACTGATCCAGTGGTTCTAGGTGCACAAGCCAGAGCAGAACAAACTGCTCAAGCAAATGGCACTAGATTAAGGGACCAACAAAGAACTGACAATGCGTCAGATTCTCCATCTACAACAACTGGTAGAAATGCTCAAGGCGAGGGTAGATCTCAAAATTAAAAAAATGTTATAATAGGTAAAAACCCTTATAAATACTTATTATAATAGAGGTAGTATGACTAATTTACATAAAGCATTTTGGCACTCAGAAAAAAATAATCTGACTCTGTCAATGCCTATTTCAAAGGTTGACAAAGAAAAGCGTATCGTGTCTGGTTTTGCTACATTGGACAATTTAGACAAACAAGCAGACATAGTTCCAACAGATGTCAGCATGAAGGCTTTTGAAGAATTTAAAGGTAATATCCGTGAAATGCATATGCCAGTAGCCGTGGGTAGAATGGTATCTTTTAAATCAGAAAAATATTATAACCCTAAAGAAGATAAGTCATATAATGGGGTGTTTGTAAATGCATATATTTCTAAAGGTGCTCAAGATACTTGGGAAAAAGTTCTTGATGGTACTCTTACTGGTTTTTCTATTGGTGGCTCTATTAAAGACTCTGAACAAGTCTACGATGCCGAAATGGATAAGTCAATTCGTGTTATTAAGGCATATGACCTACACGAATTATCACTAGTAGATAATCCTGCAAACCAATTTGCAAATATTGTATCAATTGAAAAAGTTGATGGAAAGAATAAACTTGATGGTATGATTAGTAAGGTAGATCTTGAAAATGTCTATTGGTGTGAGTCTGACTCACTTATTAGACTTTCTCAAGATGAATCTTCATCATGCCCATCATGCGATAAGGGCATGAGTAACATTGGTTTCGTTGAATCAAACGATACCGAAAAGAATTCTGTGATCAAAGGTTTAATTGCTTCACAGAAAATTAGACTTGGTGAAGAAGTAGCCAAGGCTGACAATCCTAATAAGGAGGGGAATCAAATGGCAAATGAAAATGTTGAAGTTGTAAAAACTGATGAAGTTGTAGCAACAGAAGAAAACATTGTAAAGTCTGAGGGCGAAGTCGCTCCTGTAGAAGCCGCTGAAGCACCTGCTGAAGAAGCAGCACCTGCTGAAGAAGCAGCACCTGCTGAAGAAGCAAAAGCAGAAGATGCCCCAGCAGAAGATGCCGCCACTCCTGCTAATGAAAGCAAAGAAGCAGAATTAGCAAAGGCTGTTGATACAGTACAAGAATCTGTTGATGAGGTTCAAAATACAGTTGCTTCAGCACTTGGAGATCTCGTGGCAACAGTAAAGTCACTAAATGAAACAGTGGCTTCATTAAAGAAAGACATTGCATCCGCACAAGAGGAATTAAAAGGAATTAAAGGCAATGTAGAAGAGTTTGGAAAGCGTGTTGACTCACTAGAAGATGACACTGCTATCCGTAAGTCTGGCGACCTTGGCGGTGTCGTTCAGGAAACAAAAATAACAAAAAAATCGATGTGGGGCGGGCGTTTCCTCAATTCCGCTGACCTATATCGTTAATTCACTGGGAGGTGAAAATATTATGTCAGAAGAAATTTTAGAAAAGGCTGCAGCAACTGGTTCCATCGTATCTGGTGGAATTGGCGGAGTATCAACTCCTGCAGCAGGTGATTTAGGTGTAGCAGGTGCCGCTGGTAATGATGGTGGTATCCTTGCTCCTGAACAATCACGCCAATTTATCGAATACATTTTCGAACAACAAGTTTTGGCCCGTGATGGTCGCAGAGTAACAATGCGAGCAAACGCAGCAGAACTTGAAAAACTTAATGTAGGAGAACGTGTAATTCGTGCTGCAGCACAAGCAGACGCAACATACACAAATGCTGGTGTTACATTCACAAAAGTCGAACTTTCTACAAAGAAAATTCGTCTTGACTGGGAAGTATCAACTGAAGCACTAGAAGATAACTTAGAAGGTGCAGGATTAGAAGATCATTTAGTTCGTACAATGACTCGTGCATTTGCAAACGATCTA